GAACCTAAAAATTAATAGATATGATAAAATATAAAGTTAGAGAATTAGCTGGTGGAAGTACACAAACAACATTACGTTTATTTGGTGTTATATGCTGGGCGTGTTTAAAAGCGAAAAATAGCGGATGGTTTAGATTGTTTGGTATTGGAATGACTTGGACACATAATAGTATTACACCGATGTTTAGTGAGCGAATTGGTAAACGTAAAAAAATTACAATAGGAAATTATAGGTATGGGTATTTGAAGCCTTGTACATAACTACTGTATAGACGAAGTAGATTTTTAAAGTAAAATAATTATTATCTATTTCGTTTATATTAAGTTATACATTTAAAAAAATAAAAATTATGAGTGGAGGAAGATTTGAATACAAGCAAAACAATATAAATTATATTGCAGACCAAATAGAAGAAGTTGTTTTAAAAAATAGTAAAAAGAAAATAGATAATAAATACCCTGAAGAAGTAATAGAAAAATTTAAGGAAGGTATTGATATATTACGAAAAGCAGCAATCTATGCACAAAGAATTGATTGGTTATTATCTGGAGATGATAGAGAAGAAACCTTTTTAGAAAGATTAAAAAAAGATTTAGATAAGTTATGAAAGAACAAGATTTAATTGATTTAGGATTTAAGAAAGAAATTGAACTCGGAAATAAAATAATTAAAAAATAACTATATACAAATATGCAATTAGTAAACATACAAGAAATTAAAAACAACGAGAACAATCCTCGTATCATAAAAGATTATAAGTTTAAACAACTGGTTAAATCTATTAAGGAGTTTCCAGAGATGCTTAAATTAAGACCAATAGTAGTTAATAGCGATATGATTGTACTTGGAGGAAATATGCGTTTAAAAGCGTGTAAAGAAGCTGGACTAAAAGAAGTATGGATATTAAAAGCTGATGAGTTAACAGAAGAACAACAAAGAGAGTTTATTGTAAAAGACAATGTAGGATTTGGAGAATGGGATTGGGATGTTTTAGCAAACGAATGGAATAATCAGCAGTTAGAAGATTGGGGATTGGATTTATTACCTTTTGAAGATTCTGTTGAAGATATAATTGAAAAAGAAGAACAAAAACAAAAAGAACAATTAACTTGCGATGTATGTGGCAAGAATATTGTTTAATAAATATTAGAAATGAATAAACAAAATGTTACACTTAAAAAAGCTATGATAGAAGCACTTGAACAATCTTTAGGTGTTGTAACTACTGCTTGTAAAATTGTAGGTATTTCAAGAAACACACATTACTTATGGATGCGTGAAGATGATGAGTATAAAAAAGAAGTTAATGATATTGAAAATATGGCTTTAGATTTTGTAGAAAGTCAACTGTTTAAAAATATAAAGAAAGGCAAGACTTCTGAAATGATATTCTATTTAAAAACAAAAGGAAAGAAAAGAGGTTACATTGAAAGACAAGAAATAACTGGAGCAGATGGTATGCCTACAAACTTTCAAATAGAAATAATTGAAAATAAACACTAACGTAGTATTTAAACATTTACTACATTCAGATAAAAAAATAACAATAGAGCAAGGCGGAACTAGGTCTGGAAAGACTTATAACATTTTGCTTTTTATTATTTTTAAATACTGCCTAGAGAATACTGGAAAGACGATAACAGTTTGTAGAAAAACATTTCCAGCGGTTCGTTCTTCTGTTATGCGTGACTTTTTAGATATACTAAAAGCACATAGTTTTTATTCAGAGGAGGCACACAATAAGTCTAATCACGAATATAAGTTAAACGGAAACCTTATTGAGTTTATAAGTTTAGACCAACCACAAAAAGTAAGAGGTCGTAAAAGAAACTTGCTATTTATAAACGAAGCAAACGAACTAGATTACGAAGACTTTCAACAGTTAATATTTAGAACAGAAGATAAAATCATATTAGACTTTAATCCATCTGATGAGTACCATTGGATTTATGACAAAGTAATTCCTAGAGATGATGCTGAACTATTTATAACTACATACCTAGATAATACTTTTTTAAATGAAAGTATAAGAGAAGAGATTGAAAGACTAAAAGAAACAGACGAAACCTATTGGCAGATTTATGGATTAGGTTTAAAATCTATTTCAAAATCTACTATCTTTAATTATTACGAATTTGATACGTTACCTTATGATGCAGAGTTCATATCTTATGGTGCTGATGCTGGTTATACAAATGACCCTACAACTTTAGTAAGTGTTTACAAGCAAGGATATAATCTTTATGTAAAAGAACATATTTACCAAACACAAATGACAACTATTGATATTGCAAACAAATGGAAAGATATTGGAATAGATAGACAATTAGTTTACTTTGATAGTGCAGAGCCAAGATTGATTGAGGAACTGCGTAGAATGGGTTTTAACATACGACCAAGTTTAAAAGGTGCTGATAGTGTCAATGCAGGAATAGACTTGTTAAAACGCTTTAAAATACACATTCATAAAGATAGCCATAATTGTATTCAAGAATTTAGAAACTACAAATGGCAAGAAGATAGAACAGGTAAAACAATAAACAAACCAATTGATAAGCATAATCATACAATTGATGCGGTAAGGTATGCAACTTATTCCGTATTAAGCAAACCTAACTTTGGAAGGTATGCAATTATGTAAATAAAATAAAATATGATAGATTTAAGATTAGGCGATTGCCTTGAAGTAATGAAAACTATTAAAGATAATAGTATTGACGCTATTATTACAGACCCACCCTATGGAACTACTGCTTGTAAATGGGATAGTGTTATTGACTTTGAATTGATGTGGGAACAATTGAATAGAATTATTAAACCTAATGGTGCTATTGTTTTATTTGGCAGTGAGCCTTTTAGTAGTGCTTTAAGAATGAGTAATATTAAGAATTATAAGTATGATTGGATTTGGAAAAAAAACCTTATTTCTGGTTGGTTAAATGCTAAAAAAAGACCACTTGTTTCTTATGAAAAC